GCATTGTCAGGCGATGCTGATGATCCGATAGTCAAGGCGATGGCCTTTGCCGCCATGATCCTAGCCACGCTGGGATACCAAGCGGCTAGGACGTTCACCAAGAAGAGCAACGGCAACCCGTGATAAAGGTTATCGTTGCTCTTGGTGCTATTGCGGCGTTGTTCGTGGCCCTGTTGCAATACTGGACAGGACCGAAGGCAACCGCCCGGCGATTACGGAAGGCCAAGGATGCGGCTCATAAGGCCAACGCTGAGAAGGATGGTTCTGCTCTTAGCGATCACTTCCGCAAGCGTGAGCTTTAGTGGTTGCTTCCACCGCAAGGTGATCGTCAGCCCCTACCGTGACGCTGAGTGGCTTGAGATGAACCAGCCAGCACCGCACGAAGGCTGGCTGATCACGCAGAGCGAAATGGATCGGATCATTGAAGGATGGAGTCCACCAGAGGGCGAGTGATGCCTTACTGCGATGACTGTGGTGAATACTACGATGATGACCAAGCCCCGCTTCCGGGGTGGCAGTTGCTTCGCAGTAAGCCCAAGTTCAGTCGCATCATTCGCACAGGCCAGCATAAGTGCAAACGTAAGCCACGGGATGATCAGTACGGTGATAGGCTGGCCGTGGGTTTTGCCTTGATGGGCGTGGACAATGAGTAGCACCCATCACGGACCTATTGGCGATAGCCCGGCGGCGAGAAAGATGATCAAGGTCGTCATGGTCGCTGGCTTCGCTGTTGTCGTGCTTCTGGGAACCCTTGGCTGGTTGCTGGAAGGTTGTGAGAAACAGAGTGATGAGACCCGGGAACAATTACTGCAAGACACCGGGACGATGAGCGAATCCGTGGGTTCGCCCTAAGTCTCTATACTGTCGCACTAACTACCGGGTCTCGCTCTTTACAAAGGACTGTTATGGCTAAGACGAAGACGAAAACACTGACACCACGACAGGAGAAATTCGTCAGTGAATACTTGATCAATGGCAACGCAACGCAGTCAGCGATCACCGCTGGGTATTCGCAAAAGACAGCAAAGAGTATGGCCCAACGTTTGTTGACTAATGTTGGGATTAGGCAGCGGCTTGATAAGCACATTGAAAAGGCCGCTGAGAAGGCGATCGTAACGAAGGCCGAAGTCCTCAAGGAGTGGAAGAAGGTAGCCTTCACTGATATGCGGGACTTCGTGACGTATGATGGCGGTGGCAGTGTTGATCTGACACCCACATCATTGCTCACGGATGATCAGGCGGCGGCGATCGCTGAAGTGAAAATCACAGCGAACGCACAAGGCCAGCAGACAGTCAACATCAGACTGCTGGATAAGCTCAAGGCACTGCACGAACTGGGACAGCACCTTGGATTGTTAGGAGACAACAGCAAGAATGGCAACGGCAACGGTGGACACGTCATCCAAAACTTCGGGCCAACCCTCATCCTTGCAGGACCAAGGGATCAGTACGTGGACGATGGAACTGAGCGACAAGCAGACGGAAGCGTACTGGCTCCTGCTGGAACCCCAAGTGACTGAGTTGTTGTATGGGGGTGCGAAAGGGGGCGGGAAATCCGTCTTCGGATGCTTCTGGATGTTCAACGAGTGTTGCCGGATCATCGATGAGTACGGCATCACACCCCGGAAGTTCCCGATCCCCGTGGGATTCATGGGCCGCAAGCAATCGATCGACCTGACCAACACCACGCTTGAGACGTGGAAGCGATTCATTCCCCACGATCGCTACGAGATGCGGGAACACAACAAGGAGATCGTGATTGATGGCCGGGTCAAGATAGACTTCGGGGGATTCGACAGATCAGACGTGATCAACAAGTTCAACTCCGCTGAATACTGCCGCTTCTTCATCGATCAGGCTGAAGAGGTCAGCCTTGATGATGTGGCCCTGCTACGTGCCACCCTGCGTATGGTGTTGGGCGGCAAGCGTGTCCCGGGCAAGGCGTTGTTCACGGCCAACCCCGCACAGTGCTGGCTCAAGGAAGAGTTTGTTGACACCCACCACTCACACCAGCGGTTCGTCCGGGCACTGCCGACTGATAACAAGTGGACCGGCCAACAGTACATCGCCGTGCTTGAGAAGGCACTGGCCCACAGGCCCGATCTGCTGAAGGCGTACCGTGACGGCGATTGGACTTCGTGGGAAGGTGACGATCAATTGATCCTGAGTCACTGGATCACCGAAGCCTACACCAACGAGCCGGTACACTCAGGCTACATGGTGGCCTGTGATGTGGCAAGGTTCGGGGATGACGAGACCGTGATCTTCGTATTGGAAGGAACTAATGTTGTCGCCAAAACAATCTGGGGCAAGTCGCCCACTACCGAGATCGCCCGACAGGTTACAAGTTATTCCCGTGACTACGGGAACTGCCCTTGTGTGGTCGATGAGATTGGAGTGGGGGGTGGAGTCGTTGACCAACTCAACCAGCTTGGCCGTCATGTCCTGCCCTTCAATAGTTCCAGTAAGCCTACCGGATCGCTAGACACCCAAGAGAACCCCACCATGCACAACCTCAGATCGGAAGCGTGGTGGACTGTCAGCAAGTTGTTCGCCGCCCACGAAGTAGCCTGTCCCGGGATGTACCCACGTTTGCAGACCCAGCTATCGATCCCCCGCTACAACTTCCGCAACGGCAAGGTGCTGATCGAGAGCAAGGAAGAGATCAAGAAGCGTATGAATAGATCGCCGGACCATGCCGATGCCTACATCATGGGTGTGTGGGCCATGATGCAGAACGCTTCCGGTGGTCACATGAGCGTTGGTGATGTCCGTAAGCTCCGGGCCAAGTTCGGGAGACCTGTCCATGCCTGACAAAGACAACGGCCTGAAAAAAGAGTGGCAAGAGATGTACGATCTGGCCGCTGGATCGTGGGGCGATTGGCTGGAAGAGGCTGACGCTGACTTCAAGGCGTACTTGGGGGATCAGTGGAACGCCGGTGAGAAGAACTGGCTGACCCAGCAGAAGAGGGCACACTACGTATTCAACAGGATCAGGCGTACCGTCAAGCTGTTGACCGGCTACCAACGCAAGACCCGGCTATCGATGAAGATCATGCCCGTGGGCAAAGAGGATCAGGAAGTGGCCGATGCTATGAGCAACATCCTGATGCACACCATGACCAAGGCTGACGGCTACAACGTGATGTCGGATGCCTACGAGAGCGGCCCGATCATCACCGGGATGAACTTCGTTGAGGTCTATACCGACAATCGGGGCACACTCAGGCTGGCCCGGCAAGCGTACAACAAGATGCTCCCCGATCCCACGATGACCAAGCGTGATCTGAGCGACTGCGACTTCATCCTGCGGCGTGAGATGCTGTCCAAGGGGCAGATCAAGATGCTGTTGCGGGGCATGAAGGACCGGGACATCGACAATCTGCCGGACGCACGGACGGACAACAAATTCCCCTATCTGCCGTGGGGCTTCCGCAAGTACGGCGAGAAGCTGGTCAATTACGATGAGTATTGGAAGCAGGAGACCAAGCGGGTCAAGATGCTCCTGCACCTACAGACCGGCGAGAGGATGGAGTGGCCCGGGACCGACAGGGAACTGCGGGAATATCTGGCCTACAACCCCATGCTGGACTCGATCGATCAGTGGGTTGACAAGATCACCCTGCACATACTGGTCGGCGGCGAGTACATGATGACCGTTGAAGACCCCATGCGTCTGGGAATGTACCCCTTCATCGGACTCTTCGGCTTCTGGCACCCGGAAGTGGATGACGACAAGCTCAAGCTCCAAGGTGTCGTGCGATCCCTGCGTGATCCGCAGAGTTCCTACAATCGCCGGATCAGCCAGATGATCGACATCATCGAGAGCCAGATAGCAAGCGGGTGGGAAGCCAACGAGAACTCCGTGGTCGATCCCGAAGACCTCTACCAGACCGGCCAAGGCCAAGTGATCTGGAAGAAGGAGAACGCCCCGCCTGACGCACTCAAGAAGATACCACCGCCGGACATCCCACAGGGCTTGTTCGCTCTGAATCAGATGCTCGACAACCTCATGGTGGAGATTCCGGGGATCAACGAAGAACTCTTTGGCACCGAAGAGAAACAGATACCCGGAGTGTTGTCGAAGTTGAGACAAGGTGCGGCACTGACCACCCTGCAAGACCTGTGGGACAACTACCGGCAGTCCAAGCGATTGCTGGGGCGGGTGCTGATCAAGGCCGTCCAACAGCAGTACGAAGCTGATAAGGTTACACGCATGACCAGCAAGCCGGTGCCCCCGGCCTTCTACGAGCGTGATCTGTCGGACTACGACATCATGGTTCAGGAAGGTCTGCTGACCGACAACCAGCGGCAGATGTACTACGAAGAGTTGAAGCAGATGTACCAGATGACCGCCGGGCCGCAGGGATCGCCTATCCCCGTGTCTTCCCTGCTGGAAGCGGCCCCGATCCAGATGAAGGAAGAGTTGAAGAAGGCCGTGGACGAGGGCCAGAGACAACAGCAACAGGCCCAGCAGAAGCAACAGGAGCAGGAAGAGACCCTGAAGCAGTGGCAACAGGCCCAGATCGCCAACAACATCGCCAAGAGCAAGGAGCGGATGACTCAGGCTGATGAGAACCGCACGTCAGCGGCCTACGATCGGGCGAGGACGGCGGCTGAGATACAGAAGATGGGTGATGACCAGATACTCGATCGGGTGAAGTTGATCATCGAAGCGGCCAAAGCGTTGGAACCGCCCAAGCCAGCGGAACCAGCGAAGCCTAAAGCGACCGCCGGAGCGAAGAAGTGAACGTCAAGAAGGTCAGTGCGGCGATCTCAGGAGCTATCGGGGCCGTCACCCTGATCGGCATGGTGATCGCCGGGATACTGTATCTGGCCGGTCAGTTCACAGCGATCGAGACCCTGAACGAAGGGCTGGACCTGACTATCGAAGAAGGGAAGGTGGACCGGGCGAGAGATGACGTGCAACGGATCGAATCCCGCATCAAGTTCCAGCCACGATCCACGGACCCGGCAGTAGCGGAGCTTGAGATGCTGGACATAGAGCGTGAGCGATTGCAGGAGCGGCAAGAAGCACTCCGGCAGAAGGAAGAGTTCTACCAGCAAAGGAGAGCCAAGTGAGCGGTGGAAAGAACTGCAAGAGCAAGGGGAATCAGGGTGGACGTAGGCGTGGTTCCAAGAATCGCAGGAGACGACCACGATGAGTAAGGCGATAGAAATCGGAGAAGTCCGGCGATCGATGGCCCTGAAGTGCCAAGCGGAGATCGCCAAGATCATCGAGAAAGAGAAGCGATGGGACGAATACTACATCATCGTCCGGGCTTACCACGACAAGGAAGAGTCCTTCCGCACCGGGCTGATGGTGATCAGGACCAAGCTGATGATCACACCCAAGAGGCCGGAAGTGTCGTGGGTGGGCACCTTCGTGGTCCACGTGCGAACATGGGAAGCTACGGAGAAGGAATGGGACAAGGGACTGACCAGCTACTTGCACAATCTACCGGCAGACAAGCCGACAGATGCGGCCTTGGAGTTCTCTGACGAAGGGTCAGAAGCCGTGGCCGAATCAGCGAAGCGTAACAACAGCCCTATCGTCTGGGCTGAGTCAAACAATTAGGCACACGGGCGTAGGCGTTACCCGGATTCGCCATCGGGACGGTCGCCGCCGGACCAAAGTGCCAGAAAGGAAGTGTTCATGGTGCTGGAACCTCAAACACCGGGCGTTACTCCTGATCCCGCCGCCGGGGGTCAACCTCAAGCACAGGCTCAGGCTCCCGCTGGGCCAGTTGTCGATCCCGAGCGTGGGTCTTATGACCCCAATGCTCTGCCGCCGGACCCGATGAACCAGCAGGAACTGCAGGGGCCGATCCCCTACGAGCGGTTCAGCGAGGTCAACAACCGGGTCAAGGTCATGGAACAGCAGATAGCGGAGCGTGACCGGCAGTTGCAGTTGTATTCGGCACAGTTGGCCCAGCAGAATCAGGGTCAACAGCCGATGCCGCAACAGCAGGGACCGCCCCCGCCTGATCCGATAGCGGAGCAGATTCAGGGAATGATCGATGACGAGTATGCGGATGAGCAGACGAAGAAAACTGGCCAAGCACTGTTGGCAATGAACAACCGTGTCAACCAGCAAGCCGCCATGAACGCATGGATGGCCGCTCATCCCGACTACGGGACTCTCGTAGGATCGCCCCAGCAGTTCGCTGACCCGATCCAGAATGTGTTGAACATTGACCCAATGATAGGTAACGACATCGCCCAGAGTGCGAACCCCATGCAGACTGCATACAACTACGCTAGGGTGTATCAGACCGTGCAACAGCAAGCGGCACAGCAACAGCCGCCGGGACAGCCACCGGCACCGCAAGTGCCCCAAGCTGGACCCATACCCAACCAGATACACCCTTCAGCGATCACCGCCTTCAATCAGGCGAGACAGCCCATGTCTCCGGCAAACGCCGGAAGCGGGGCTGGATTCAACCGTGCCCATCGGTACAGTAATATGTCAGAGCAGGAGTTTGCCAACCACAGGGCCAATGTCGTTGCTGGCCAACGATAGAAAGGAACCCTAGTTATGGCAAACCTAACAACCACCACTCAGGTGGATAGCGGGATCGAAGTCTATTACGACCGGACCTTGCTTGAGACTGCCCGGGCCAAGCGTGTTCACGCTCTCTTCGGACAGGCCAAGAATCTTCCGGCTGGTAGTGGACAGACGATCAAGTTCCGGCGTTACGCCCAGCTATCTACCGCAACCACGCCCTTGACCGAGGGCATCACCCCCAACGGTTCGCAACTGTCCAAGACCGACATCTTGGCCACCGTGGACCAGTACGGCGATTACGTCCACATCACCGATGTGGTCGATCTCACCGTGGAAGACCCGGTTCTGACCGTGGCCGCAGAAGAGTTGTCGGACCAGATGTACCGCACGATGGACGAGTTGACCCGTCAGGTCATCCGTGCCTGTGCCACATCCACCACCTGTGCCACCGGCGGCACCGTGCTGAACAAGGCCGACATCGATGGCGTAGTCCAGACCCTTCTGGGCAACGATGCGGCAATGCTTGTTCCCATGATCGGTGCAAGCCCGAACACCGGAGTTAGCCCCATCCGAGAATCCTTCTGGGGCATCGCCCATACCGACCTCATTGACGACCTTGAGGATGTCAGTGGGTTCGTGCAGAAGACCAACTACGCCCAGCAAACCGGCGTGTTGGACGCTGAGTGGGGATCGACCGGAAACGTCAGATGGCTGGTCTCCACGCTGGCTTCCCCGGCTGGCTACCCGGCTGGCGGTCAGTACGCCACCCTGATCATAGGCAAGAACGCCTACGGCACGATCAATCTGGGCGGCAACGCCAAGAACTATCGTGAAGGGTTCGGAAGTGCCGGTACCGCCGATCCTCTGCACCAGAGGGCCACGTCCGGTTGGAAGGCTTGGTACATTGCCAAGATTCTCAACGAGAGTTTCATGTCACGTCTGATCTGCACCAACGGTTAGACGATCACCGCCGTGGTCACGGACTATAAATGATCACATAGGTACTCAACTGAAAGGAACGTAATGGGATTAGTAAGAGTAGGACATTTCACAGGCACCGCCGCCGAAATCAATCTGGACATCGGATTCGTTCCCGATTGGTTCAGGATGATCTCAGCAAGCGGGGCACCAGACGTTGATCAGCGGGAGTGGTTCAGACGAATGGGCAGTGCCGGGCAAGCCAACATAGTTGAAGGCTTTGAGGTTGACGGTGCAACCGGTGTCACTGCGGATTTCGCATCGGGCGAAGGTATCAGTGCTTACGACACGTCAGTGCTGAGGGTTCGTCTGCCACACCCGGATGGCAGTCCTAACAAGTGGGCCGGGGCCAATGCTCCTGTTGCTTATGTGGTGGGTGCAAC